GCTTTGTTCAGCATTCTGTTTCCTCCAAATAGTTCGTGTAGAATTCCTCCCGGAACATCGGGATCGTGAAATCGTAGTGGTCGATACAGGCTTGCTCGCCCATCCGGTGCAGCCAATCCATCACCTCGGCACAGCCGTGTGCGTGTGTCAGGTGGCATGGCGTGTGGCACAGGGACACCCAAAGCCCCATGCGCTTGCTTTTGCTCCGCATGGCGTTCCCGAAGATCTCGTGCCGGTCGAGCTTAACGCCTGACCTCGGGCACAAAAAGCACTTGGATGTGTCGGCCTGTACGATGCTCGGAGCGTAGCCGTTTCGGTCAAGCTCTGCGCCCCATTCGTTTTTCATTTGCCCCATTCCTCCTTCAGCAAGGCAAGCTCTGCCGGTGTTGCCGTCTCGATGCCCTGCTCCTTGCAATCCTCAACGATGAGATCGATGAGCCGAGACATCTGCGCTGTGTCATATGTGCTTGAGCCGTAGTACAGGATCACATTCGTACAACCGGGCAGCTTGCTCGGAAATGCATCCGTCAGCCAGCCGAGGCCATGCAGTCCCCACGCCTCCTGCAGCTCGTCCGCTGCATCTGACTTTAGGCACACGATGCTGTTCACGCCAATCTCCCGCACATAGTGTCGGTAAATTTCGTCTCTCGGCCTTCCGAGCGCTTCGGATAAAGCGCCGATAAGCACCCAGCAGTACGCATTGGCATCGAGCGACCGCCTGTTCTTCAATTCGGCCAGCTCTGCGGAGTATTTCTTGCCAAGCTCCATGCCATCGAGGAAGGACTGTGCGGCTGCGGCATCCTTGGTGTACAAGATGATGCCGTAGCCGTTTCGATCTTTCGTCCAGTCTGCGGCCTCAAACCGCAGCTTTGTTTTCATTCTTTTCGGCCTCCTTCTCTGCTGCAAAGGCTTTCTTCTGACAGTCGGGGCAGAGCTTGCGTCCGAACCGCTGCTCGCTGTATGCGGCAATTTCCTTTACAGGCCAGTTCTCGCCGTTGCGCTTCTTGATGCTGACGATCTGCTTCTTGCAGTCGGAGCAGAATTCAACAGGGTCAGGCACTCGTTCTGCATCCTCCGGCAAATCCTCCCCTGCGTAGATGTACAGGCCGAGGCCGTGTCTGGCGCAGGCTTTGGTCAGCGACCGCTGGATGGCCTTGTTGACATCGAAGGATGTTACCTTGTCCCGAGGGATGGACTGGTTTTTGTAGTCCATGACAGGCAGGTACTCGATATGCTCGATGCCGTTGACGGTCACGCCTGTCTTTACCCAGCAGCTATGTCCATCGGTGTGATAAAACCATCCTGCCTCGTCCTCGTAGATGGTGTAGGTCGCATTAGGATAGCGCTTCTTCACCTCGCCCCACGCAAACGCCCACGCAAGGTACGAAAGGCCGTTCTTCTTCTCGATCTTGTCCGAACAGTCGATACTGTTCAGCTCTCTAAAATAGTTGGTCTCCATGTTTCCTCCTTAATACGGTCTGATATACCGTTCTGCTTCCTCGAAATACTTGTCCCCAGCGGCGTCGTAAGCGTCAATCTTCTTGATCTCACCCGCTTCGTATTCATCGAGGTATTCTTCAAAGTGGTCATCGATGCATTGGTCGCAGGCAATGATCTCATCGGTCAACCTGCGTACATAGATGTCGCTGTGGATTTCCGCTTTGCAGACGGGACATTCCCGATGGATCCAGTCCATGTAGTCATCCGGCCAGATGGCATCCGGCACATAAGGTATCGGGGTCACTTGACATCCCTCCTTTAATCCTGTATAGTTGTGGTGGTGGTTGGGTCTCCGTCTCTGACGGGGGCCTTTCTTTTTTTGTACTCCTCCTGCTGTCTGCGGATACACCGCAGCACCCAATTTGAAAAGTTCCCGTAGCCCATCTCGATGAGCTGCCTGCGGAATTCCACCATGTCCACAAATCCATTGGGGACGCAGACATGGAGGTTATAAACATCCCGCTTTGGCCGTTTCTTCGAAATCAGCGCCTGCGCTTCAGGTGTCCGCTTAACGCCGTAGTATTCAGGGCGCTTGCACATACTGTCGAGTGGCTTCGAGTAGCCGGGATAAACGGCTCGGATGACCTCGATGCGCTCGTTCTGGTTCATCCCGGACACACCCCCATCAATATGACCACCCAGCCGACCATGCTGGCCAATGCCATGAGCATATACAGGGCTTCCTTCAGAAACTCGATCACTTCTTTACGCTTCATCTCGCACCTCCGGCAGTTCGGGCTTTATAGTCCACCAAAATACATCTATTCCGGTTTCGGGGCTGCTTTCGAAATAAAACAGCCCACGATCTGCGCTGTATTTGCATTCGAAAAAACTTTTGTAGCTGGAGAAAACAAGATAAGTTCCGTCGTTGGAAGGCTTTGCTACCTTTGCGTTAATCCAGTTGATGTAGGTCATTTTTGTGGTTTCCATTACAAATCTCCTTTCAGGCTGCCCCCCGTGGGGGAAAATACTGTTTAATGTCTTTTGCTTCGATGCAAAGTGCATCGCACACCCTGTATACTTCGTCCAGCGTCCATGGGGTTTTGTCCACCATTCTGTCGCTAACTTGTGTGCGGCTTAATCCGCATCGACGACCGAGGGTCGTTTGGTCGTAACCGTTTTCGAGCATCAGCGCTCGCAGCTTTCGGTATGTATCAATTTTTTTCGGCATCTACCTCCCCCCTCTCGCTGATGAGCTCGTCCAATGCAGCGTTAAATCTTTGCTCGGCGCCTTTCGGGCTACAGTGGCCGTTAAGAACCATGCTTAACCACTTTGTAGAGCATCCTATTTTTACTGCAAGTTCTTGTGACGACACTCTGTTGTTGTGCATTTTACCAACCAGCTCACCTGTCCATTGTGCAGGCATCCAAAATTTCCTCCTTTCTGTTCAAAATGTTGAAGTTTTTTTACCGTTATGGTAGAATGAATTTGCAGAAACAAGTCCGCCACAGGCAAAAACGAAATTCACATTTGTGAGTTTCTATTCCTAGTATAATTCAAATTATTGAATTATGCAAGCATTAGAATTCACAAATTTGAATTTTTGTTGTAATGCACAAAAAGGAGTGTATTATTTGTGTTTTATGACAAGTATTGTGAATTGTGCAAAAGAAACGGAATTTCTCCAACAAAGGCGGCAGCAGAGATCGGCCTTGGGATGGGGACACCGACCGCATGGAAAAAGCGAGGTACTTATCCAAACCCGGCACAGGCGAAAAAGGTAGCAAACTATTTTAATGTTTCTATAGATTGGCTGATGGATAATGAAATAGAAAAACAGCCCACCGAAGGTGAGCTGCATCCTGCCAATAAAAAACTTATGGAGCTTTCCCGGACTCTTTCGCCGGAGGAAGCCGAGAAAGTATATAAGGCCATTTCGCTGCTATTAGAGAAATAGCTCTTTCGCATTGTTCAGGTGTCATTTGTAGAATAAGCTGCTCTAACGCCGTGTTCCAATCCATTGGTGCTCCTCCTCTTTTGTCGATTGTTGTCAAATAAAAATCCTTCCAAATTCAGCATGTATTTGGTACAATTCAATTGTAACAAATTGCATTGCCAATATGTACTGACAAATGTTTCGGTTTGGGCGTCAAATTTGTCATGCTTTACGGACAAAAGTGCCCGGTAACAAAAAACAGGAGATGAGTTTGTGAATTCAGACGAAGAAAGGAATTGGGAAAACTTTTTGCTGGAGGTAGCCACAAAACGGCAGGAGCAGGGAATGACACACAAGGATTTGGCCGACAATGCCGGGACAGTTGAGAGGACGGTCTCCCGGCTGCTTTCGGAGCCGACAAAAAATCCAAGCCTTTTTCTCGTTGCTTCCGTCTGCCAAGCGCTGCACATATCTCTCGACAAGCATTTCGTGAAAGAAGTCTACAACAAAACAGACGGCCAGAACAGCGAAGAAATGATAGAGGTTCTGAAAGACCAGGTGCGCCAGCGCAGGAAGCTGTCCAAAACACTCTTCGCAGTTATTTTTGTCCTGCTGGCGATGATGATTTTATACCTCGTCCTGATCGATGCAAATAACCTGAACTACGGTTTAATTCGGGATTAAGAACAGATGTTCTTTCCAAATATAATCGTACACAGTAAAGTGTACAATAATCAGTACTGGAGGAAAAGACTATGGAGGAAATGGAGAAAACAACACCAGAGATCAAGCCAAAGAAGAAAAAAACGATGGTAACAGCAATAATCCTAATTGTTATCATAATTGCAATCATCGGAGCGCTTGCCGGTGGAGAAAAGGATAAAGACAAACAGGACAATCAGCAAAATCAGCAGCAACAGCAAGAGGGGCAAAACACGGAAGTAGATATGTCCGTAGTCGCTTCGGCCATAAAAACTGTGCTTGATAAAAATGCGGAGGGCACAGGGATTGAGTACTCTTTAGAATACGATGACACCGGTCTTGTTATAGCAGCAAAAGCGTCAGGAGTAGCTGCAGAAGTAGCGCAAGCAAAAGCGGACGGATACGACGATACATACGAGCCATGGGTAACAATGCGTGAAAGCATGGTTAAACTGTGCAATTCGATATCTGATGCTGTTGATACGCTTGGCGCAAAGGATAAATATGTAACAGTCACAGTGGTCAACGATGCCAATGAGGACAACACCCTCTTGATGATTATGAACGGCGTGGTTGTATACGATGTAATGGCAGAAAAATAAAAAAACACCGCCCCCGGCAACGAGGGCGGTTGTCTATCAGGAGGGGAAAAATGAAAGAAAGGACAAATACGGCAAAGTGGCTTGAGAAGCAGAACCGCTGGCAGATCGCCGTCCAGAAAGATGGCGTAAGAAAAACATTTACAAGCAGTCGACCGGGAAGGGAAGGGCAGAGGGAAGCGAACCGAAAAGCAGATGACTGGCTGGCATCAGGCATCTGCGGGACGAAGCTGCACCTATCGGAGCTGCACGAAAGCTATATGGAGCAGCTTAAAATTCGGACTTCGCAATCGAATTGGCGACCGCAGGAAAGCCGCTGGAAAACATGGGTTGACCCAAGGATAGGCCACCTAAAGGCAGATGCACTTTGCGATGGGATTTTGCAAAAGGTTATCGACTATGCATACAATAACGGGAAATTGTCGAAAAAGTATCTGCAAAGCATCCGTGCCGACATGGTTTCTTTCTGCAAATATCTGCGGAAAATGAAAGTAACCGGCTTTGTCCCAGAGGATATAACAATTCCAAAGGGAGCCCCCGTTGGCGTTCGCAACATTTTGCAGCCGGAGGACATTGTAACGCTTTTCTCCGTTGATACGACGATCTACAAGGGTAAATTGGTAAAAGACCCATACATAAATGCTTATCGCCTTGAGGTTTTGACCGGACTGCGGCCGGGGGAATTGCGTGGCATCATGCGGAACGATTTCAAACAGGGCAGATTGGAGGTAAGGCGGTCGATAAACGAGGATAATGAAATCACTACAGGCAAAAACGAAAATGCGATACGCAGCGTTTATTTGGGCGAAATCGCAGAAGCGATTGTAAAAGATCAAGCATCAAAGTCAAACGGCCTGTATCTGTTCCAAATACCGACAACAGAAACCTATCGGAAGTTTTTCCAAAGATATTGCAAAGCAAACGGGATTCCGGAAACGACACCATACGAGCTGCGCCATACTTTCGTTTCCCTTGCCCAGTCCCTCCCAGAGGGGTGGGTAAAGCAATTGGTCGGACACTCCAAGAGTATGGACACATTTGGGGTTTACGGCCACGCTGTATCGGGGATGGATCGGCAAATAACCAGCGCACTTGATGGCGTGTTTACATCAATTCTTGGCCAGCAGGAAAAAAAGTGAGTTATTTTGTGAGTTTTTTTGCAAAAGAAAAAAGCCAGTAACCCGCATGGTTACTGGCTTTCTCGTTGGTGCGGAAGATGGGACTTGAACCCACACGCATTAAGCGCTATATGCGGAAAATGCAGTATTTAAGCGGGTTTTTCGTTCTCTTTTCCTGCACAAAAGGAATAAAAAACACACTTTCGGAATAAAAGTGAGTTACAAAGTGAGTTATTCAGCCGCCGTATCGTACTGTTCGATGGCGGCTAAAATTCTGCCACGCAACGCCTGTGCGGATGCGTGTTCGGTTCTGTACTTCTCTTTGATTTCTTCCAGCTCGGCCAGAAGTTTGTCACAGTCGGTCTGCGGCTTTTCTTCCTCTTTGTAGGTCACGCCGAACCAGTCGCATACACCTTTGCAGAGCGCCTCGGCAATTGCCTTTTTGTTCTGCACCAACCAAATGGCGTCCTGCCCATTGTCGTGAAACGCGATCTCTGGGTAAATCGACAGCATAGGAGTTCTGCCAATCTCGTAAAACTCGTCCTTCTGATAGACCCCTCGGTGGGTGTTCCGGGGGTAAATCTCCATCAGTCTGCGGTAGACCATCTGACAGGCCCGGTCGCTGATGCCTCCGGCTCTGCCGTAGCGCAGGACGGTCGGGCCCTGTGCAGTCCCTTCTTTCAGGGTGGCCGTGCTTGCATTGGTATGGATGGGCATATGGAGGTTGGATTTCCAAGCGATGCTTTCGGCTACTCGCTCCTGCATCGTCTTGTCGGGGGATGCGACCATCACATCAAACCCGCAGCGGGTGAGAGCCTCGGCGCAATAAGCGCCGATCTCTACACACACATCATGCTCATAAACGCCGGGAAAGCCGTAGTACGGAGCATGGGGAGCCGGTCTGCGTTCGGGGGAAAGATACACTTTAGGCATCTTTCACCACCTCCTCAAGAGGGAATTCCTCCTCTTTGACCTTTTTCACCATGCCGGTAGTCGCAGCATCATAAGTGCCACCGGCTGCCAAGGCCACGATAACCGCATTAAGCAGGCACAGGATAACGCCCTGCACCGTCAGCTCGGCTCCCGTAAACGCTTCTGCGCCCACGAGGATAAGTACGGAAACGATATAGGCCAAGAGGTTGGTGTTGATGTTCCGCAGGGGGGTCTGCTTCAAAAACTGGGTGATGATGGTGACCATCATCACGGCGCCAGCATAGGTGCCAAGGGAAGTCCAAGTTACAAATTCGTTCATTTTATGTCCTCCTTAAAGGAATTTGAGTTCGCCACGAATACAGCGGTCGTGGACGCTCTTAATGTTGCGGATCGCTGCATCCGCTTTGGAATTGATGTAGACATCTTCGTGCTCCACACAGTACTCTGTGTAGTTGTCGATATCCTCCAGCACATTGTTAAAGGATTCCTCGCTGTGGTTTACCCCACGGCGCAGCTCGTCAGAAAAGCGCAGGATACGGATGCGGCACATATCTGCCCGGTAGCGTTCGTCAGAATCAATATGCTGTTGCAGCTTATTGTCCAAGGAGGCCATACCGGAGATAATCTGATCCTGCTTGTCCTGCTTGCGGTCAATACGATGCAGCAGCCAGCTAATGACGGTAGCCAATGCGCCGGAGCCGAGGAGGGCCAGTGCAATTTCCATGGGTTATGCCTCCTCAAAATACTGGCCTACAAGCTCGTGCGGCAGGTAATACAGCACGATGGTGCCGGTCTCGTTCAAACGCTTGCAGAGGTAAGTTTTACTGTCCTCCGGGTCGAGGTAGTACTTGCCGTATTCGTATTCCATGCCCCTCGATGCCTGGATTGGGTCATCAATCGTGCCAGGAGAACTGACATTGACGACTACCCACAGAGCAGGGACAGCCGGGGGTTCCCAGTCTGCCTGTGAGGTGTGGGCCTGCAAGCACTTGTACACCTTGCCATCGTGCCGTCTGCGGTCACCAACCTCGTACTTGGTATCAGCTTCCCATGGTAGGAACAGCATGGGGTTCTTTGCTGCATCAGCGTCCGCCAAAGCAACGGTCACGCTGTCGATGCTAGTCCGAATTTCCTGCGCCTGCTCTAGGATGTCATTCCGCATTGGCTGTTTCCTCCTTTTCTTCGGTTTCTACGCCAAGGGTTTGCAGAGCTGCTTTCAGCTGTTCCAGCTCTGCATCCTGCTTTGCTTTTACTTCTTTGGCTTTTTCGGTGTAATAGCCCATTTAGTTCACCCCCATAATGTTAAGTGCGTTAAGCGCATCTGCCGTAACCGATGTTCCATCAACCAATTCCCATTGAGATGTGGCATTGTTATAGATGTACGCGCTTTGCCTATCTGCATAATTAGCGTCATTTCCAAGCCACACACTTTCAACATCACACATTACTTCTGCATCTTTGCTTTTTACCAATGCAATTTTATTTTTTGGTATAAATGCTTCTTGAATAAACAAAACATCCTTATCAAGAACTGTTTTTGGAGTAACCTTTAACACCGATGTATCGTTGGTAGAATTTGATATAAAGAATATGGAGTTTCCATATGCTCCACAGGCACCCATTCCTTGATACTCTTTATTTGTTATTTGGCCAACATTCTGAATTGTCTCTGTCGCTGGGTCGAAAATACAAAGATAATTATATTTTTCATATGTTGAATCTGGGTGGGAAGAAACTATATAAATTTTTCCAGCAAAAAGACACGCCGAAATACATTGTCCCGCATGAGGCAATACGGCCGGCAAAACAGTAATTGCGTTGTCGGCTATGCTATACTTAACAATCTCATTCGTAATACTGCCTACATCACCACTTTCAATGGTTTTCCTTCCACCAAATAAATACACTGTATTGCCAACTGGAACTGCTGCCATAGAACTGCTTCTTTTTGGCAAAGTGGTGCCATATGTCACCGAGTCTTGAACAGTATCATATATCCAAACAGTGTTATAGCTGCCACTGCCATTTGTCGCAAAATACCCGCCACCAAACTGATACACCCTCTTGTTCACCATTACAGACTGCATCCAGCCAATAGTGTTCCTTGCAAATTTTGAGCTTGTGCCAAGCTGTGTGCCAGTTCCAGAAGACAAATCAAACTTAACAGCACCATTGTACCAAATGTTGTCCGAAGTGTTTATCCCACCATTTATGTATGCAAACCCACCACTTATGGCAACGGAAGAATGTTCAACACCTATCGGTGACTGACCAACATATTCCATTGTATTTGTTTCCATATTGTATCGTAAAAGATATGGTAACCGTCCACCAATACAGTAAATGTATTTTCCATCAACAAAATATCCAGAACTTAATCTACCGTTTTTGGTTTTTAACACGTTTGACTGCGCAGCTTGAGATGATGCCACTCCGTTTACCATCGTTATTTCTTCATGTGTATTATCGCCATATGATAACACAGTATCGGCCTTAACCTTATCCGGCTTCTTCGCCAACGGAACCCACAGCTTACTTGTATCTGCGGGAGGTGTGGAGCCAAAGTCAATGTTCAAATCAGCTCCACCGCCACCCAGCGTAATGGGATTTCCTAAAATACTCATATATTCACCCTTTCCGGGGTGAGTATTTAAGTCACCCCTAATATATTTAGTGCGTTCTGCATATCTGCTACATAGCTTTCACCGGAGAGGGATTTCCATTTGAGGTCTTTGCTATCGTAGAGATATGCGTTTGTTAATTGTGCTACGTTGTTGTTGTCCCCAAGGTAGGCATTGATAACCTTAACCTTAAAGTCAGTATCTTTGGATTTAAGAGCTGTCCATAAGCCATCGTAGCCGTAGTCCTCTTGCAAGAACAGGTGGTTGCTGGTGAGGGGTGAGGAGACCGTAAATGTATGAACATTACTTGCATAACCAACAATATACCACTTATTGTTCGCAAACCCGACAGCGGAATATGTGACATTTTCTGCAAAGGTAACATTAAGTTTTTCTGCCGTCAACGTTTCTAAATCAACCTTAACGATGCCATTCCTGTATAGCGTTGAAGCAGAGCCAAATATATAAGCATATTTTCCTTGACGAATTGCTCTACAAGCGCTATTGATTTCATACGGAAGAATTTGTACTTGCTTAAATTCACCTGTTTTTATGTTGTAAACCTGCACGTGTTTTGAAGGGTCGTAGGAATAGGCTGAAATTCCACCAAAAACATATAGATTGTCACCACTCGCAACGCATGAAGAGTTATGTGTGCCTTGCGCTGCATTCGGAAGACGCCCTGAAAATACAAAATCGTCAGAAATCGTATCATAAACAGCAACAGAAGGTTCATAGGAGTTTACATATCTTGTGCCCAAAAGATAAATTTTTGTGCCGTCGACACATCCGCTTAAAAAATAGCCGCCGTTCGTAACTGGCCAAGAAAGGTTGTTCAGGCTAATGTATGAAGCATTGTTTGTTGTTACATCATACTTTGCAACTCCACTGGGAAAAAACATATATATTATGTTTCCAACAGAAAACGATGGCTGATTTTTGTAAGTAGAAAAAGCGTTTATGCTTGTATCTAACGGCAAAGTTACCTTTTCTCCTGTGGTTACATCATATCTGACAATAAGCTCTACATAGGAACCAACATAAGGTTGCGGGGCAAACACATAATTACCGTACTGACAGTAGCATGGTGTATTCATTTGAAATGTGTTATACCCTGTTCCAAACGGAGCCAACGCAGGAATTTCGTTCCCAAAAGCTAACGCAGGACTACATTCCACAGCACTCGGCTTTGTGGCCAATGGCACCCAGAGCTTGGTGGTATCAGAGGGAGGGGTTGCACCGTAGTCAATGTTGAGTTTTACCCCCCCCGTTGGTAACAATTGGATTACCATAAATTACGCTCATGCTGTTACCTCCGTAATCGTAACCTGTACGGTCATGTCTGCGCTCGGCTTATCGCCAATGCATTTGGCCGTAATCGTTCCGTTGCTGTTCTCCATCCATATCGCAGATGTGCCGCTGTCGATGAGTACGCCGAGGGAGGTAGCATCCATTTGGATGTCTACCTTGCTGTTTGCAGTAGTCCCAAGCCCGCTGATGGTTTGGCTGTACGGACTTTCTGCGCCCATCCAAGATGCGGCTGGGAGGGAGATTTGCTTAACCACAAAAGTGCGGTTTATTTTGTACTCCATTTTACCGATGGCCTGCGTTACCGTGTCTGTTGTGGTTACATTCTGCCGGGAGGTTGCCTGCTTGTAGCCGGGGATTTTGATTTGGCTCCCGGTGTAATCGCCGGTTTGCGGTGTCACCGCTCCGGTGCGGCCGTTAAAGCTCGCAACAGTAACGGGACTGATGGTGTGCGCAACATACTGTAAATCGGAAACCATCGTCGGCTGTGCCGTAAAAGTTGCTATCGGCAGCTGATAAACCGTACCGCTTGCATTGATGTCCTCCTGCACCAGCGCCGGAAGCGGGTCTTGCGCCTGCGTTACAAAAGCAATCGGCGCTTCGGTGTTTGCCATGTCAATTTGGATAAGCAATCGGCCGGGGACGGAGCCGCTGGTCGGAAGCGTCGCATTGATCGTTTGGGCTTCCACAACAAAGTTTCGACCGAGAATTATTCCACGGCCATCGGAAACATTGATGATGTTACCACCCTGCGTAGTTATCTCAACGCCCGTAAATATGCCGCTGTCGTTGATAATGTGGTTGTACAGATATGCATCATCCGTCGGTGTGACGATAGATGCGTTATACTGGAGCAGCGTTATCATGCGTTTGCCCTCCTTTCAAGGATTAAAATTTTGGTAAGGTCGGCACGGACAACGCCGAACGTCATTTTTGTAACATCCTGCGACCTTGCATAGCCGGTAAGGATAGATTTGTAACTACTGTCGCCATCAATGACCAAAACCTCTGTGCCGATGGCCATCGAGGTATCAAGTACGCCACAGTCGTTTCGGGCAGTCAGCTCGATCATGTTGTCATACTTTTGCGGACTTAACGCTTCGTAAGCCTTTTTGTATGCAGCAGACTCAAAATTGATATCCGTTTCCAAAAACTGCGCCGCAAAAAACACAGGTGTAATTCTGTCCGTGTTGTTTGTGTCGACCTTGCCGTCTGGGTGCAGATAGTAGGTTATGCGCTGCGTCTCATCGGACTTGTTGTAGATGGTCACCTTGTTCAGCTGGCCTGTACTGTCTCCGATGATGATGTTTTTATCCACGATGGCCTGTAGATTTGTTTCGATTACCGCCGTTTCGCTAACCTTACCAACCTTAACGGAGACCGTCTTTTTCTGTGGGTCAAAGCTCATGTTGACTGCCACGCCGTAAGCCGTCAGCGATTTCGTGATGATTTCGTAAAAGCTGTGGATGTTGTCCTTTAGGTTGAGCGCCCCGGTCGTTTCGGAGGTCGTTTCCACCGTCATACCGGATATGTTTTGCAAAGCATCTCCAGAAGAAACAAAGTTATCTCGGATGATCGAAGCAATAAAAGGCTCGATCTTTGCTGAAGTCGTGCGGTCAAAATATACCTCTGTGTCAAAAAGCGACATCAGCGGTTGTGCCGAAATCGTTACGCCCGTTTTATCGGTTTCCACGTCGTCAACGATTCCCTGGTAAGCTACATTACCGTTTTGGTCTGTAACGCTTATAAAGTCGCCCTTTTTTGCATCCAGCTTTACGGCCCGGAGAGTAGTTTTTTCTACGGTCAAGTAGTCAAACTGTATCTCCGGGCTTTCAATCGGTGCAAAGCTGCGGAAGGTGTAATCACGAGCGAACACTTCACACTTAAACAGAGTACGCAAGTTTTTCCACCTCCACATATGCGGTTATATCCGACGTGCCGTCGTGCGAAAATGTCAAAGTGCTTTCTCCCGGCGGAGCATAGATAAATCTTCCGGTCGAAAAGTCGCTGGACTGGTACAGGTTTTGGATGTATGTCCCGTCCAGCGCATACTCGGCGATTTCCATTGTTGCAGGGTCAGCATCAACAACGAGTTTGTGGCCGTCAGGGATTGTTGCGGTTACTTTTCCGACCGCTACACGGGTACCGGCCTTGATAAGCGCCCAAGCCGGGTTGACGACCGGGCCGAAGATTTGCAGCTTGCACGGAGATGCCAAATCTCCGTTTCTTATCCTTGCAGTTCCTGTTGCTGTCTCTGCGTAGTAATAAGGATAAGTGTAACTGTACCTTTTAATCCCTTGGTCTGGCGCTTGGCTTTGCGTTACCTTAACAGCTTCGTGCCAAGTCCCGAAGCAGAGGAATGTAATCGGTACTGCCAAATAGCCGGATTTCAGCTCCGACTTATCCGCAGACTGCACTTCACACTTGATTTTGTACCAAGTGTCCAGCGGGGAATACATTAGGTAAAGCGGGCCTTTTGTCACAAACGAAATAAACGCCTGATACCGTGCATAGTCGAAGAATATCATTTCGCCTGTCACGGCATACTGGTTAAGGAATTCGTCCGATACCAGCCATGCGCTTCCGGCTTGTATGGTGGAGTAGGTTTTGCCGAAGCCTAATCCACCCGGCGCATTGAAGTACGCCGTTTTGTCCATCAAATCCCATTCGGCGCCGACACCGTTCTGGAGCTTAAATTTTCTCATCAGTAAGCCCTCCCAAGCGCACGGTTGACCGCATGTACCAAGTTCCTTGCGGCAGCTTCACCGGCTGCGTTATCGTAGCCGTTAAATGTGTTGTTCATTTCGATGGTGATACCGCCACGTTCGTTTCCGTTCAGCGGCATGACATGGGCACGGCCACCGGCCATGGTAAGCAGCTCCGGCCCGGCTTCGCCGACGATGGCGCTGCCGGAGGACAAAATTCCGCCCTTGGCAAGATAAGCAATCTTTCCGATGGTCGGAATATTAAATCCGAGGGACTTGCCGCCCAAAACAGGAACCCAGTCAGGGACATCAAAGTGGATCTTATTCAGACCGTTTATCATCCAGTTGATTGCGTCAATAACCATGTTAATTAGTGCAATGATGCCGTTAAGGGGTGCTTTTGCAATGGCAACAAGCGCCGTAAAGATTCCATTAAAGATTTCCTGCACACCTTTCCATGCTCTTTCCCAATCTCCCGTAAAAACGCCACGAATAAAATCGATAATCCCGTCAAAAACGGCCTTTATGGAATCCCAAATGGATTTTACCGTTGCAAAGAAGAAATTTAAGATTTCCCCCAATACTCCAAACGATTCCGACCAATCCGTAGTAAATACGCCCTGCAAGAAATCATCCACACGCTGGAGAATGGCCTGTATCTCGTCTCCACTTGTTGCAATCCAAGCAACAAGTCCTACAATGGCGGAAATAATCAGAACTATCGGGTTGGCTATCAAAAAGTTAACAGCTGTCGTTATGCCCGTTACAATTCCAGGGATTACAGTTCCCGTTATAAATGTGAACGCAGATGACACAGCGCTCATAACGGCTGGGATAGCTGTTTCTGTAATAAAACCTATTGCCGCCCCAATTCCGCTTGAAATTCCCTCTACAACGGTTGTAATAATCGGCCCCATTTTAGTTGCCGCTTCAATAAGGGCAGGTATTACCGTGCCTGTCAGCTTGCTCATCGCTCCGGCTATGCCTGATATGATTCCAGCAACAGGAGAGATTGCCGCAATAAGACCGCCGACAATAAGGATCGTCTTTTTGACCCCATCGTCGAGATTTGTAAACCATTCGATTGCATTTTGAAGCCCTTCGACGATTTTATTGATAATCGGCAGCAGGATATCACCGATGGAAATCGCCAAGTTATTGAGCCCGTTTCGTAGGATTTTCATCTGGCTTTCGGTCGTTGCGTATCTTTTGCTTGCCTCGTTGGAGAGGGCAATATTTTCGTCCCATGCAGTATTTGCGGTTGTAACAGCATCGTCCAATACATCGGACGCAAGGGCTAACGCACGAAGCATATTTGACTGGCGAATCCCGGAGAGCCCCAATTCATCCAATACGGAGATTGTGTCCTCTCCATTTTCATTCATCTTCCCAAGACCGCCGATGAAAGCACTGATTGCGTCTATCGGTTCATTGCCCCACATATCTGCGAATTCAGAAGCAGATACACCAGCGATCTTTGCGAATGTTTCAAGATCATCACCGCCAGCAGACACAGCCTTGCTTATTGCGGTCATTGTTTGGGTCATTGCCGTACCGCCTGCCTCTGCGTTGATGCCAACCGAGGACATTGCGGTAGACAATGCAAGGATATCCTGTTCGGACAACCCGGCAACTGTACCAGCAGACGCAAGGCGTGTAGCCATCTCAACAATATCGCGCTCTGTTGTGGCAAAGTTATTGCCAAGATCAACGATGGTACTGCCGAGTTTGGAGTATCCATCAGCGGTCGTTCCGGTAATGTTGGCAAATTTGGCAAGTGCAGAGGCAGCTTCATCAGCGGAAAGGTTTGTTGCTTCGCCCAAGTCGATCATAACGCGGGTAAAGTCAAGTACATCATCGGTGGCAATACCCAACTGCCCAGCAGCTTCCGCAACCGCCGCAATCTCCGTAGTGGACGCAGGAATTTCTTCTGCCATGTCCAATATGCCCTGCCGGAGTGCCGCAAGCTGCTCTGTAGTGCCGTCTACTGTTTTTTCAACGCCAGCAAAAGCGCTTTCAAATTCTACAGCCGCTTTTGTGGCTGCCACTCCTGCGCCTGCAAAGGCCAAAGATGCCGGTGCAAACTTCTTTGCAATGTTCCCGGACTTTTCTGCTATTTCGCCAGTAACCGCTGAAACCTGTGCAAGTGCCGCACGGCTCCTGGACGCTTCGGCCTGTAGGTCTTTCAGCTTTAGTTCGGCGCTGGTCAGTTCCCGGACTAACTCACGGTATTGTTTTTGGTTGATCTCCGTGCCGTCCGCCATTTCCTGATCCGCTTTCTTTTTGGCGTTTCGGAGGCTTTCAACCTTGTTTTCTGTATTTTTGATTTGTTCCCCGAGCAATTGCTCCTTTTGTTTGAGCAGGTCAATATTAGTCGGGTCGAGTTTCAGCAAGCGATTGACTTTATTAAGCTCCGATTGCGTCCCACGGATTTCGCTGTTCAGCGAGCTGATCGCTTTCGACAATCCCCTTGTATCGCCGCCGATTTCAACAACGATGCCTTTAACATTTTCAGCCAATCTTACCACCTCCTGCGAAGAAATCACGCAAGCCGCCGGGTCTGCCCTTTATGGCATACTGTTCTGCGTCGTTGGCCTTTTCTATCATCAAATCATAGACCATTCCGCAGGTCATATCCGAAAGCGCTTCATCGGTCAAACCCAATTCAGCACAGCGGAGCATAAAGGTTGACCCGGTGGGCTCACGCACGGTTTGTTTTATTTTTTTTTTGGAACAGCTGTAGTCTTGTTGTTAAGGCTCCAAAGCTCCAAAATGGCAGGGAGCACTTTATAGATGGAAAACATCTCAAACTGCTCCAGCCACTCGTCAACATTGTCTGGGATGGACCCGTCATATTGCCGAGCCATGATAAAAGCGACATCCTCAAAGATTTCAAGATCGCTTACGGAAAAAGATCCGTCCTCGGATGTCGCTGCTGTTTGTAGCTTTTGCAGGTCTCGGACAATGTCCCGACCCACCTTGTGGCGGTAGATGCGTGGGGTCAGCGCATTAGCGCACAACCCTACACTTTTTCCTTCGATCTCGATTACTTTGTTCATTTCAGCCTCCAGTCGTCGGAGTGAATACGGCGGTATACCAGCCGTTCACGGTCGCCTCCGGGGTCTCCGCCGTAGTGTAGGCAAGGGAGTTGCCGTTTGCCAGCGGGGAAGCGGTGATGCTGACGGTCTGCGTCTGCGGCTCTACGCTCTCGGTCGTGGTGTTCAGCTCACGGGTAGGCCGAGTGCAGGTGCAGTTGTAAAGAACAAACTTCGTCCCGTTCACATCGCCCTCCTCTTGGAACAGCAGGGCGAAGGACTTGGGCTGAATGTTCGCATTCTCGATCATCACCTTGCTGGTGGTGTCAAGAGTGTAACCGAAAACATCCTTGAGGAATGCCTCGGGGAAAACGGCGACTTCGAGATCGCCGGTGTAGCCGCTGTTCGCCACGGCTACGAAATACTGAATGTTGTCCGCATAAAACGGTGTGGTATCGCCGGAAGGCTCCAAAGACAGGCTAACTGCGCCGGGGATGGCTACGGGAGTGCCATAGGTGTTATTTTCCCCGTCGAGGATAGCGTAATGGACATTCGAGATACCGAATTTAACTTTATCAGCCATTTTTACACCTCGATTTCATAAACTACTTGGTTACATTGTTGATCCTCAATGTAACTCTCGGACTTTTGCCAAAACAGAGAGGACAAAGCCTGTTCGACCTTGCCCTCTGCCGTAATGTCTTTATCTTTTGTGTAAAGTTCAATCTGTAGATGATTGATTGGGTGGTAGACGCTGTTGTCAGCGCCGAAATTATTGGAGTATGAGACACGATAAAGGATGTAGGGGAGAGGTTGCGGTTTGTTGAAGTAACCGTAGCCTACGGGCATCCTCGTCTGTTTTAACAGGGAATTCAATTCTTTCAGCGTCATGCCTTTTTAACCACCACCTTTACTTTTTTCATGAGCTTCTGCTCTGCCTTTTGCTCTGCGGGGCCAATGTGCGGAAATGGGCGGGCGGAGCCCTTTGCGATCCCTCCGGGCCCTGCGTGGCCATGTTCCAGCAAGTGCGTGAGCTGGTAATCCGTTTTGTTGAAAATTCGCACACGGATATCGCTGTAGCTCTCATATGCAACCTTGTCACGCCAACCGGCTTTGTAATCACCTGTCTGTGCCGGGCTGCCGGTTACAATGTCTTGGCGGCATTCCTTTGACACCTGCCGAATCTCTTTTTTTACGCCATCAGTTACCTTTTGGTCGTAGGTTTTGAGCTCCTTCATGATCGCATTGGCGAGTTCATCGGGCTTTACACGCTTATCCATCGTTCCCCACCTTTTCCTCAAGGTAGAGTTCGATTTCGTCGCCGCCATCTGCAAAATAGGTACGATAGATAGAGTAACGGTTCCCCCGCCACTCTGCTATTTTCTGCCCGCTGTAATTTGCTATCGGGGTGACCGCCACAAGAGACGGCTGCAGTCCGCTTTGACCTGCGGAAAAGAATTCCGCACGGGTTGCAGACTGCAGATGCGCCCAAACTGGCGTTTTTGTCTCTGTGGCAATCTCTACTCCGATTTCATCCTGTGCAAAAGTTTGGTTGATGAGCGTGATGATATCATCCAACCCGATCACCCGCCTTTTGTTCCATCAAACGGTTATTAAGCGCCCAGCGGAGCATTCGGGGCATCGCCACCACTTTCTCCCGGCGCTGCCGGTAGAGATAGGCAGCGTACATTTCCACCAGCATAGCGTCGCCGGTGCCGGTGGAAAGCACGATACCCTCGGTGGTGATGTACTCTTTGGCAGATGCTATCAGCGCAAGCAAGTAATTGTCGAGCGCATCGGTGGAAAGCTGTAAATCCACTTTCAAAATCACAAGGATATCAGCATCTGTCATAGCTTAACCCCCTTTAGGATGCTTTGGTCACATTGACGGTGTAAACCATCACTTCGTTGCCGTTTTTCACTGTCACGGTCAGCGGGTGAGCCTTGCCGTCAGCCAGCCAAGTAACAGTGCCGCCGTTCTTAACGTTAGCGCCGTTGTAGGAAATAGCAACCTGTGCACCGGCCACCTCGGGAGTGGCGGTCACGGCAGCGGTAGCAGTAGTGGCATTGGCGGAGTAGCTCAATACATTGCCGTCAAACGCAGGGCTCAAGGTAATGCTGCCAACAGTCAGACCGGACAGCTTGGCGTTGTTGGCAGTATCGGCCGCAAATACCATGGAGGTAGTCACGGCAGCGCCGTTGATGTTGATGGCAACAAATGCGCCGGGGATAACGGGCATACCGTCGGCACGCTCCTTGCCACGGAACACGGTGTTATCCTGGATAAACTGCACCTCTCTGGATGCCTCGATGGTCATGCCGGAACGCTGCGCCCACAGGTACAGGTTGCCGTAGCCGCCAACGATGTCGCCGTCGGGGATGAACTCGAGGATTTCCACATCACCGCCGATGATGGGCATGGTCATGCCGTCAAAGGTGACATAACGACCAAGAGCGGTAGCAAGGATTGCCTTGGACTGCAGAGTAGCAAGGGTCTTGCTGTTCATCGCCCAGAAGCGCTCGCCACGGGAATAGCGGGTGAAGGTGTTTCCAGCAGCAACAGCCAGTGCAGCCCAGAAAGCCTCACCGGTAGAATCTGTGGGGATCGTGATAACATTGGAGGTATGCAGGTCAACCCAAGCAGGAGCATTGGCCGGGTAATCGCTGGGCTTGCTCTCCTGCGCCAGTCTGGTTACGATACCAAGGGGCATCTTCTGGCCAGCGCCCTTACCATACAGGATGGCCTTATCCTTGGCAAGGCCGATAGCCTCGGACAGCATCTCGACGATCCAAGAAGCGAGGTTTACATCGTTGTCCTCCAGCAGAGAGTTACAAACAGGAACATAACCGGCAACCTTGAAGCCATCAAGGGTGATCTGGTTAAAGCCGAAGGTCAGCTCATTGATAGCGCCGCACATTTCAGTCCAAACGGCCTCGGGAACGGTACCGGCAATAGTCTGACGGGCTTCACCGTTGACATTGCGGATGCGGATGCGTCGCATCAGCTTGGAATATCGATACATATTCTCTGCAATGAGGTCGAGGAATACAACGGGGATGGTCAGCTCGCCGCCGGTAACATCTCTCTTGCTGCGGGAAGCGTTACGCAGCTCCGCAAAGAAGGTCTGCACATCGGGCTGGGCTACGATAGCATCACGCTGTTCTTTGGGGAGAGCGTCAAAGGCACGTACATTCATGGGGAGGGAGCGAATGTTGATAGTGTTCATGGTAAAATCATTCCTTTCGTCTTTCTTTTTGGGTTCCGGCTCGCCCTTGGGTTCGGGCTGGTCTTTCTCTGCGTCTTCGAGGTCTTTCTCAAGCCCCTTGATCTCTGCGGAGAGTTTCTCCTTTTCTTCGTTGTGAGCAGCTTCTTCCTCGGTGTATTTCTCCAAGGCTTCCTCTACGGCCTTCTGCTCATCCTCGGTCTTTGCTTCACCGATTGCCTTTTCGATTTCTGCGGAGCGGGTTTCAAACTCGGCATCCTTCGCCACGAGCTCGTCAAACGCCGCACGCTTCATCTCCAGTTTTTTGGCGATCATAATTGCTTTCAGTGCCATCGTCAGCACTCCTTTCTTTTCAGTTTTTTGATGGTTTCATTTCTCCATTGTTCGAGCTTGCGCCCGTTGATTTTTTCAAGGTCCTTTTTTCTCGCCTCGACCATCGTATCTTCATAGGCGGGGAAAGTGACCACCGAAACCTCATACAGCTTGACTTTCTTGATCGTCCAGATGGTCGTGCCATCATCTCGAATTTCGTATTCCTCGTCGAGGATGTCAAATCCGAAAGAGCATTGGGACACATCTCCACGCTTAACACGCTCGTAAGCGTTCATAGCGTCTTGGTCTGCTTGGTTGATTAAGATGGAGCCCCAAAGCCCCAGCTCATCCACCCGGAGAGTAAGCGTCCCGGAGGTGGTGCGACCAAGCACAATAGTAGTGTCATGGTTCAAAAGCGCCCTGATGTCATCGCCGAGTGTGTCGTCGAAAGCGCCACGGTCAACACGCTCGATTGCTTTGTCCCACATTCGGTATTCGCCCGTAAATGTTGCAAAATAGCCTTCGATGTACAGTTTCCCGTCGTCTGCTCTCGTCTTAAATTCTCCGCTGCGACAAATAGCCTGTCTCTGCATTTACTCACCTCCTCCGTTTAGTTTTTTCTGGTCGCCGAGCCGGTCGACCGGGATGTAGTTTTCTAGCGCAAGCAGCTCATCCATTCCCTCGCTCGGCGGCAACCCGATCCAGCTTCGCCACTCGTTTCTGGTCATGGCCATTCTGTCAACCATCTCCGCACCGGCCTTGATGGTTTCCTCCAACGAATAGTTGTAAAGCGACCTGACATTAAAGCGGAAAAAGAAATCGGGAGAGTAAAGAAGCTTGCGGCTGAATTCCTGCTCCAATATCTGCGCCACCGGCATGATTCGGGAGGAGATAAAGTTGTTCCATTCGTCACGCTTAAATTCTCCAACACCCAAAACAAAAGGCGGCACACCGAGTATGGTTGCCACCGTTGTCTTATCCAGTTTTACGAAGTCTGCCAGCGCCAAGTCGGACAGGGTAAGCGGTCGTACCTGCTCAACCGAAAATTGCTCCGCCGGAATGAGCCAAGGCTCACCGGCTTTGTTTGACGATGCAAATTCGTCAAGAAGTTTTGCACGACCTTCCGGGCTTGAAAACTCGTCGATCATTGCGTCCACTTTGACGATGAGCGACGGCTTCCACTCGCTTTGCATAAACCCCTTTTCCGTGGATGCTGCTTGTTTCAAATTGTTTGCTACATCGGCCAGCGCAACGTTGTAACCGGTGCCTTTCCACGGATAATAGCTATCGGGATTGATTGCAAAGTGCAAAACATCCTTCGGGTCGTATTCTTTTCCGCTGATGCTGATTTTGTAACTTCTTTCGCCGTATTCGACAAAAGATACAAACGCAGACGGGATTGGGTCAAGCCGTTTCAAAAGGCCCTTCCTCGTCTTCGGCAAAACAACGGCATTTCCACGCCCGTCCAAAAGCATCGTCTTTACGATCCATTGGATGAAATTCGACCGGCCCATGTATTCGTTCGGCTCGATATCGACCACACGGGACAGCCCATTTTTGACACGTACATCTCCGCCGTCTGTATTTTGCATCAGGTAGATTGTCATGCTGCCGATCAGCGATGCAATCCTGTCAACAGCTGCACAAATCTCCGGGTTATGAGCCAAATCCGTATAGCCGGAGCAGGTCATGTCTTTCCATCCTTGCACATCACACATACATACTCTGCTCTGGGGCTTATCCCGAGAGCGGAAGCGTTTGAAAAAGCTACTCATTTATCACCCCACCATTTCTTTGCTGCTTTTGATTTATCCAAAGCCTCCAGATATCGCACCGTTGCGAAAACGGAAGCATCGAACACGTCAATTCGGTTTGTCGGTCTTACTTTTTCGTACTGGATCATATCGTCTGTCTTCTCGATGGCAGAAACATTTCCAACGCAATACTCGTATGCTTCGGAATGCATATAGTACAACGTTCCGTTTTTGGCGCTCTGCTCAAGATGTCGGAAGCCTTCCGATTTCTTGTAAAAATACTGTGGCTGGTCGATGATATTAAATCCTGCCGATTTCATGCCGATGAAATATTCACGGCAGAATTTTCGGTCATGGCCAACCTGTCGGATGCGGAAACCCTTTTGCCTCATCATCACAAACCAGTTGACTACATCAGCGTGGTTGACAGTTGGGCTGTTGCACATAGTCAATAGCCCATCATCGGCCCAGCCAAATAACGGTATGCCATCCTCGTCGGCTTTTACGTGCGCCTGAACGACTGGGAACCATGCGTGACTTACCACGATATCAACGCCGTTGTAATTCCCGAAAAGCGCAGCCGCCGTTAGGTCGTGCATCTTCGACAGGTCAGCGCCGCCGTACCAGTCAATCGGCAGCTTCGCCAGCTCGTCGATAGTCCAGTTATACTTTGCGTCGCTTCGCCGGAATTCGTCGATGTTAAAGTAAGACTTGATGGCGCTTGTATACACATTGAGTGACTTTGCGAAAAAGTCCTTGCGCTGCTGCGGATCGTTCTGCGCCTGCAAGCTGTCGTTTAAGATTTCCTCCGGTCGGATCGATACGCCGTAAGCTGGGTTGGCCATCTCGTGGACGACCGGGTTTGTGTAATCTATGTTCCCATCCTCATCGGGATTTGCACAGCAGATAAAAATAAAATACTGTTCGTCCTTTATGGTTCCATCCAAAATCTTACGGCAGTATTGCAGCCTTTGGCCAAGGAATCCTTGCTCATTGTCACCGGCTGTCGATATCCCTATCAACAGCTTGTTTGTGTATGCCTTCATCGCCTCTTTGAAAAGGTTGTACTGCTTCGGCTTCGTGAAAGCATGGATTTCGTCGCAGATGGCGATGTTGCAGTTCAGCGAATCTTGTGCGTCAGGGTTTGCCGCCAGCGCCCGGATGAAAAACGAACCATCCGCAAGCTCCGCATCCATCGAATGCTCGTTGTTGTTATCGATGATCTTAACGGAGCCGCCATGCTTCTCATCCTCGCCCATCAATCGGATGTTGTAGTCGAGGAAATTGAAACTCTCAAGGGACTGCATCAAGGCAGCGGCCGAAATGTAGGTCTTTGAACCAGACCGCCGATACCAAAGCGAAAGCGCCCAAGCAAGCGATGCGGCAAAGCTCGTCTTGATGTTCTTCCTGGGTATAAAAATAAGGGCCTCGTGAAACCGCACTACATCGGTGCCTTTCAGCTTAAACCCCAAAAGATTGTAGATAATGAATTTGTGAAACGGCTCCAGTAGGAACGGTTTCCCCCGAAGCGGTGTTCCGTCCAGCTTTTCGCCTTGCTGATGGCAAAGTGTTTTTTCGATGATTTGGATGCAAAACTCCGGCCCTTTCGTTTCGAAATCATACTCGTCACTTTCAATGTCTGCGAAAAATCGGTCAACCGCCTGACGCAATTCATTGCAAGCTACCTTTCTTCCTCCCCGGATGCTTTCGGCATACTCCTGCACTATTGGCCAGTTCTTACCTTTAATCTTTTTCAAGGCTTGCAAGAGCAGCAGCAAGTCCACCCTTTTCCTCCTTCTCCTTTGCGCCGCCCGTCATCTTCCTGAAACTCGATGGGGTAAGCCCCAATTCACGCCAGTATGCCAATGCGCTTTTGTTCAGGTCGTCCCACAGGATCAGCAAGGGGTTCTTCACAATGTTGGTTGCATTCCCCTTGTTCGTGTATTCGATGACGGACATTCCGCCGGACTTTTTGAATTCACTCTTGGTCTTGTCACGCTGTTCCAAAATGTCTGCAAGCGTTTCGACCGCAGATTGATAAGACGGGTCAGCCGTGCCGAGCTTTTCCATCTGTTTTTCTATCGTTTCGATCCATTTTTCTCTTTTCATGGCTTCCCCCTTCTTAAAAATATCAAATAGAGTTGGAAAGAGTTCCCCTCGTCGGTCCCTATATAGAGGCGGAAGGCGCAACGGATAGGGGGGGATATCAGTAACGTCCCCTTGCCGCCGCAGACTTTTCCGGGTGCTGTTTATTGTGGCATCCCTCGCAGAGACTAATTAAATTTTTATCAACGAAGGCCATCTCTGGGTACTCGTCAGCGTGTTGGATGTGGTGGACGGTTGTTGCCGGTACTGCTTTGCCATACCTCTTACAGTGCTGGCACATATAACCGTCTCGCTTTAATATTTGCAGACGCTTCCTTTTCCACTTTTGTGAATTATAATCGAACATCATTACCCGCCCTATCCCTCCCGGTGTCTACTATGCCGGGCTACCATATATGTCACCACACCACCGTTATACGCTTATCGCCGTGCTTATTGCACCCTAACAGTAATGTCTGTGGCTGCTCTGCATCACTCTCTGCGCTGGGGAGTAGCATCTTGCGTGCTGCGTAACCGCCGTAATGCTGCCATGCTGTGCAGCTTACTACGACTAATTGTTTTGTAGTCACCTTGTTGTTTTTGCTGTCTACCACTATCTTTTTTGGCTTTGATACCGTCCCCTTGTGGGTATGGCCTACTATCAATGCGTCAATGCCCTCAATGGTATTGGCAAATCTCTCATTGCGATTAACTGTTGCACCTGTATAGATTCCGCCGCCGGAGCCGTGCGTGACGGCCATCGTGTAGGCAACCAGCGATGTGTCCCTGTTGGTGCGTGTCCCAAGCTGTAGCTTGACAAATGCCACATCCTCTGCATATCTGTCCTCCAGATCCAGCTTGCACATGATGTCTCCCATAATATCCTGGTCGGTGTCCTTGGCCGTCCTTGCTTCGTGATTTCCCGATACAGCACACAAAATCTTGTTTTTGATTGGTGTCAGCATCTCCACCATCAGCTTTTTTTGCTCCCTCGGTCGCAGATAGTCCTCAAACGGGCTGCCTGCGGCATGGCGGGTGTTGTTATTGATTAAATCCCCGCCGAGGATCACATAGGCGTCCTCCGCCTCCACCCGGCGGCAGAAGTTTTCCCATCCTGCTTTGTCGTGCAGGATGCTGCCAAGATGCACATCCGATACGGGATATATCTTTGCGGCCTTTCCCGGCAGCCTGTGGCATATCAAATCCAATGGTTTTTACCTCCTTTTGTGCAATATGCTAAATTTATCTTTTGAACTTTGTGTATTATAAATTGAAATCAGCGCTGTTTTGTGTTGACAAATGTATATACAAGTTATATAATAAAGACAGTAAAGGAAGCCAATCACAAGGAGGAACAAACATGGAGATTAAGCTTAAATCTTGGTTCTACGACAAAACCGAGGATACCGCCAAGGCGTACAATGTGTTCATCGACTACACCCGCAGAAATCCCGACCTCGGTACCAGATACGAAGAGGACGGCTGTGTTTTCGTAAACGTTGAAGAAGTTCTCGGCGAGAGCGAAAAAGCGATGAAGGTTCGCCTTTCTTCTGGCGCTATCGACGGCTCCGTAAAGGGATGGACCACTTGGATCCCCAAAAGTGTATTTACAATCGTTGAAGATTAAGGAGGCATAACAATGAACAAAACAGAAATCATTCATGTAAGAGTTTCAGAGGGAACGAAAAACGCGCTTTCTGCACTCGCTGAAAAGGAGGGTTGTACGATGTCGGCAGTTATCGAATCTCTGATTGAGCAGGCAGCCGAAAAAAGCAGGAATGTTCGTTCAGAGGCTTGCGAGAGAATCCGGAAGAGCTGCCTTGCGAGAATTGAAGAGATCGAAGAAAACGCGGCCCCTGCGAAAGATTGGGACGAAGCATATGGCATGTATAGGTCGAAGGATCTTTACCAAAGTCGATTAAATCTCTGCGACATCTTCGACAATCTCACAGGCAACGAAGTCAAGCGCTTATCCGAGATTCCGGCATATGAAACCAACTGCGTTTCCGTAAAAGATATCAAGCAAAAATATGGGCTGTCATGGTCAGACATCGACTTTTTGAGGAAACTATCTTGGTAGCCACGCAACAAAAAAGAGCAGGCAGAAATGAAGTGACCCCAAAAAGTTAGACAATATTTGAAAACAAAATTTGTTCAAGCAGC